ATACACAACAGATATGATATATTTTGTAGGTAATACAGAACTTATCAAGACAGACTTGTATGAATTATCTACAATAGAAAAATGTAAAGAGTGGCTAGATACTTTGACAGAAGTAAATCTAGACGTAGAAACTCAGGGGCATTTCAATCATTTCAATAAAATCTTAATGCTTCAGTTAAACTGGGAAGACATTACTTATGTAGTAGATGTTAGAACAGTAGGAATAGATAGTCTAAAGAGATTAGAAGATATATTGGTTGTAGGTCAGAATCTAAAGTTTGATTATAAGTTTCTTAAATTTTATGGAATAGAGCTGAATAATATTTATGATACTTTATTAGCTGAAGCATGTCTAACTAATGGTAATGAAAATAGAACATTAGGATTAGGTGGATTAGCTCAAAAGTATTGTGATATACAGCTGAATAAATCAGTAAGAAATCAGTTTGTAGGAATTGATTCTACTCCTTTTACTGAGCAACAAATAACCTATGGTGTAGGAGATGTAACATGTCTTACACGCATTAAAACTAAGCAACTAGAAAGGATTAAGGAATTAAACATAGATATGTGGGTATCTAATGAGTTTAATGCTTGTCTTGCACTAGCTGATATAGAATATAATGGCATGGGGTTTAGCAAAGAAGCGTGGGTAAATCTTGCTAATAAAGCTCAGTTTAATGAAGATGATTATACTACACAATTAGACGAATTGGTTCGACAAGAACCCAAATTAGCTAAGTTTGTTAAAACTAGAATTCAAGCTAATATGTTTGCAGGAGTAGAGGATGGCTATGAGCATGAAAGAGATGTAAATATCTTATGGTCTAGTCCTACTCAAGTATTTAAACTATTTAAAGAACTAGGATTAGACTTAGAAAGTACCAATGAAAGGTTTTTAACTAAGTATCAGAGTAAGTATCCATTAGTAAAGCAATTCATAGATTATAAGAAACAACAAAAACTTGTTACTACTTATGGCTTGGATTTCTTAAAGTATGTTAATCAACATACAGACAGGATACATACTTCATTTTGGCAAATAGCAGACACAAGTCGTGTAACCTCAGGTTCTATCGAGGAAAGAGCTCCAAACATGCAGAATCTTCCAGCTAAAACAGAATATAGGAATTGTTTTGTACCAAGACAAGGATTTAAAATGGTAAGCTGTGATTTTAGCGGCCAGGAGCTTAGATTATGTGCTGAAGGTAGCCAAGAGCCACTTTGGGTAAATGCCTTCCTTAAAGGTGAGGATTTGCACTCTAATGTAGCTTCTATGGTATTTAAAGTACCATTAGATAAGGTTAGAGATAAACCAGACTTCTTACGAGGTAAATCTTATAGAGATGCAGCTAAGACTGTAAACTTCGGTTAGAAAATCACTATATTTGTATATGGAAAATACAAAAATTAATCAGGCCGAAGTAAAACCCTTCAAAGTCGGTGAACCCTTAACAGATAATGCTGATGGGAATACCGAGCCAAGCACTTCTGAAAATTCAGAAGGGGCGTGTGTAGAGACTAGACGTGGGGTGTGTATTAAATGTAGTAATGTTATTATTGGTAAATACAAAAATGCAAAATATTGTTCTACTAAATGTAGTAGTACTTATAGAACTCTTAAATGGAAAATTAAAAAAGGTTTAATAAAATCTCCAGGAGTAAGTTCAGGTGGTAATCAATGGGGTGCTAATAATCATCAATATACTGGTAAATCAGGTGCTGGTGGTTGTATACGTGCTATGAGAGAACTTCCTAATATTTGTAATAGATGTGAATCTACTAAGAATTTAGTAGCACATCATATAGACCATGATAGAAGTAATAATGAGCTATCAAACTTTGAGATTCTATGTAAGAAATGCCATCAGGCACATCATACTAAAAGAGACTCTCAAGGAAAATACACAAAGGTATAGTCCACTCCTTAATGAAAATTAAGGGTTAGTGTTGATATATGGTATGTCTAAGTTTAAATTAGCAGATACTCTAAGTATTGAAGTAAAAGATGCAGATAAGATAATCAAAGATTATTTTAAAGCAACTAAACATCTTAATTTATACCTTGATAAATGCAGAAAGTATGGTATGAAGAATGGATTTATTCGTTCATTTAAACCATATAGTATGATACGATGGTTTCCAAAATGGGAAACTATTGTAAAGACAGGAGATTTTAAATCTATTGGTGAGATAGAGCGTGCTAGTATGAATACTCCTATTCAGGCTAGTGGTGCACAAATGACTAAAAGAGCATTACATCTCATTCGTAAGTATATAAAAACTCATTTATTGCATGATAAAGTATACATTGTAATGACAGTACATGATCAGATTGATTGTGAGGTTCAGGAGGACTTTGCAGAAGAATGGTCTAAAATTCAACAAAATATTATGCAAGAAGCAGGTGCAGAGATTATTAAATCTATTCCTGTTCTTAGTGATATAACAATAAGTGACTCATGGACGAAGTAAATATGCCTACTACATTTGTAGATAAGGTAAAGAGAAAAACTTTTGTCATAAGAGAATCAGGAAGAAGTACAGACTTTATTTCACCAAGCTTTGGACATGGCTGTTTATTTGATTGTAGTTATTGCTATATGAAAAGACATAAGCCACATGGCTTGGATGTAGCTACAAACACAAATGATATATTATATGAGATTAACTCTCATGCATACTTTACAGTAGTAGATAAACCTAATCAAACACATGAGAAGTTTACTACTTATGATATAAGTTGTAATGAGGACTTTGGTCTACATGCTAATAAATATCACGAGTGGGAAAAGATATTTGAATTTTTCAAAAATCATCCTGTAGCTATGGGTTCTTTTGCTACAAAATTTGTAAATTTAAAGTTTCTAAACTATAATCCTGAAGGTAAAATCAGGATTAGATTTAGCCTAATGCCACAATTCTATGCAGATTTATTAGAGCCTAATACTAGTTCTATGTCAAAAAGAATTTTAACAATAGATAAATTTATTGAAGCAGGTTATGACGTGCATATAAACTTTAGTCCTGTAATAGTAGTAAATGGTTGGTTAGACCGTTACAAAGCTTTATTTGAAGAAGTAGAAGCTAATGTTACACATAAGAATAAAGTTAAAGCAGAAGTCATATTCTTAACGCATAATGAAAATAAGCACAAGTATAATCTTATACATGAAAAGAAAGGTGAACATCTATTATGGAATCCTAGCATACAAGAAAATAAAATATCTCAGTATGGTGGTACTAATATTAGATACAAGCATGTGCTAAAAGCTCAATACATAGAGCAATTTAAAAAATTACATAAGGAAATTATTCCTTGGAACACAATTAGATACATATTTTAATATGACAAATTTAAGAGAACTAACGAGCTATGCAAGAAAAGTATCAGCTCAATATCCTGATTTAAAGGAAGAAATTTATGGATTAGTTGACTTATGTGAAGCAGAAATAGAAGAGGGTGGTTCAGTACAACATGAAATAGATTTATGTAGAAGAGATATTGATGAAATAGTTGAAGAAAGAACTAAAGATAGAATATGAAAGAAGACATATTACAATCCCATTTAAAGGATGTAGAATTGTATGGTGATTTTAAATCTCACAAAGCAGAAATAGATGCAGAAGATTTAAGTTGGATATTACAGATATTATCTACTAATTTATATTCAGATCCTATTGGTTCACTCATTCGTGAGTATAGTTCCAATGCATGGGATGCTAATGTAGAAGCAGGTAATAAAGATAAACCAATTGAAGTAGGCTTACAGACAAGTAAAGACCAAGGTACTTATTGGTATGTTACAGACTTAGGCCCAGGTCTATCTCCTGAAAGAATAGATGGTGTGTATAGAAAGTTTGGTAAATCTACTAAAAGAGATAGTAATGAAGCTATTGGTATGATGGGTTTGGGTAAATTCTCAGGTCTTAGTTATAGCAATGAGATTTATATTACTACTCGTGTAGATGGTAGAGAGTATGAATATTTGATGCATAAATCTGAAGGTGCTCCTCAGATTGATTTATTGATTGATAAGCCTACAGATAAACTTAATGGTACTACTATTAAAGTATTCTTGAATAATGGATATGGTGATAAAAGAGAATTTAAAACTAAAATACTTGAGCAATTAGCTTATTTTGAGAATGTTTATTATAACATAGATGATATACCTGATTTAAATCAAAGAATTAAATTGATTAAAGGCAAAACATTTACATATAGTAATCAAGAATCAAGAGATTTAAGAATTAAATTAGGTCCTGTAACTTATCCTATTGATACAAATGTTATAAAGTCTGTAGGTAGTAGTTTCTTTTATCTGTATAGAGGTTTAGCATTAAACTTTGAGATTGGTGATTTAGCTATTACTCCTAATCGTGAGTCTATCTTATATAACAAAAAAACTATAGAAGTAATAGAAAGTAAGATAGAAGAATTTAGAAATGAGTTAGTAGAATTATACAATGCTAAAGGTTCAGAGTATGAAGATGTAAAAGCTTTTATAGAAGCTTTAACTAATTACAAAATAACCATTGGAGATAGTTCTTATACTGTTCCTACTAATATTACTTCACTTGTAATTCCTAAACTAAAAGGATTAAATGATATAGAATTTAGAGCTAGTTATAGTTCTGCATTATTTCCTAATTATGGAGTTCATGCTGATTATAATGGTAGTAGAAGAAGTAAAGAATATAACCATAGTTTATATCCTGAAGAACTAACTAGAGATGTACCAACTTTATTAAGTGATACTATTGCAGTAGATCCTAAAAAGATGAAGTATATCTATGAGCAAAATGTGCCTAAAAATAAAGTAGGTGCTTCTATGAAGATTATTAAACGTACTAATAAAACTAAATTAAAAAGTTATTTGTACAATAATAATTTAGATAAAAGCTGTTATTATTATTTACTATCTTTAGATAAAGTACATAAAAGTAAATGGCGTGAAACTATTAAGAAGTTTCAAGATTGGGAAAGAAACTATGTAGAATCTAAAGTTATAGATTATAACAAAGTAACTGTTCCTAAAGCTTGGCTTGATTCACAAAAAACTACATCTGCAAATAATAATGTAGTAGCATTGCGTAAAGCTAGTGGTAAAATCTTAATGTACTATGC